CACCTGAGCATTGCCGTACACCTGAGCATTGCCGTACACCTGAGCATCGCCGGACACCCAAGCATCGCCGGACACCTGAGCATCGCCGGACACCCAAGCATCGCCGGACAAGTTATCTTCTTTCTCGATATACCCTCCAAGATCACCTACCTCGGCATACTTGATTCTACGCGTGCATTTGATTTGGAACAACTTAACACCAAATGCGTTGATTATAAATTTGTTTGTCAACTCGAAATGCTTGTCCATAATATTTGAGAGTTTTAATTTGTCCTTAAAAACCCTCCGGGGCCGTCGCGGATGCGGAGGGGGTGAGAGCTTTAGGGCTCTCTACTAACTAATCAAACCCAAACTTTTGGCTGTCCCTTTTCGGTCGGGCAGCGGACCGTCAGTCTATTTGCAGGTTCTTTCTCAGGTACTCGTTCACTACCCGCTTAAGTTGCGCATCGGAGCAGTCGTTGGTGATCCGCTCGCCCCCGCCGACATAGGTGACGAGCCGGGCGAAGCTCACCCCGTAGCCCCATACGTTCTCCTCGTCGCCCTCGTCGGAGCGGTTCCAACTCGTGGCGTAGAACTCGACGCTCGCGTCCAGCCCGTGGCCGATCACCTCGATGCCGCCTCGGCGTTCGTCTATGTCTTCGGGGCATTCGCCCTTTGCTCGGGGCTGCTTAGAGACGGTATCGTCGATATGCTCTCGGATTCGTTCGGCCACGAATCGCATTTGGGCCGGGGTGATGTGCAGAATCTGCTGCATTCGGTTCTCAGCCTCGCTTAGCATGTAACACGTATTCTTGTCGGGCATCTCCGTGCCTATACGGCTCGGGTATTCGGTATATGTATTTACTGCCTGCATTATTTCAGATTTAAAGGTTGGCAAACGATGTCCTCGGCCAAGATGAAATACTTCGGCCAGCGCTCTTTGATACGTGCGCAAGCCATGCCGATAGCTTCCTCGCGGGAAGTTGCGAGGAACGGATGAGGGCAATGAAGGTTCGCTACGCAAATGTCTATTCGCTTCGCGTAGATCGATACCTGATAGTAACGTTTGGTAGAATGTGCCTGAACAAGCTTAGAGAAAGCGCTATTACGGGCGCTAACCGTAGCGATGGATGCACCTTGTGCACCTGCGCTAACTTTTTCGCTGTTTGCCATTTTCGGAAAAAAGTTAGTTGCGTATGTAACAAAAGAGGCGAGGCCCCTCGGTTGTTTTGGCAAACAGCGCGAACTTGTAGGTACAAGATCGTCCGAAAGAGACCCCGCTTTATTATGCGGTTTGTATGTAATGCGTGAACCTACGTTCTCGCTGTTTGCCATTACAAATATGGGCAAAGTTTCTGACTTCACCAAATTTGCACGCACATATTTTTCACAAACCGCTGTCATTTTTCTTAATCTTTGAAATCGAGGGCCGAGTAGGAGTCGAACCTACCTTCTCGGGCCGGCCCTTTGGAGCTTTCACTCCTATTTGCTTGCTTGGTCAATCAACGTTTGCTCGCTGGCGGAGCCTTTCGGATACTGTTCTGCCAGCTTGAGCAGGGCTATACGCTCTTTGTTTTTCTGGGCCTCGCTTTGCGGACCGTCGTGTAATTGAATCTCGTCGTTCATGGCTTTTTTGTCTTTATATTCTCGAATCGCGCTGTAGCCGAACACGGCCAGAAAAAGCGCGGGAAACGTCATCATTATCATGCCTCGTCGTTTTGCAGGCTCTGCCGAACCATTATTTTGGCTCGCCTTTCGGCCTCGATCAGCGATAGAATTTCGTGACGGCTGTACATGATTGGTGAGTTCTTGCACTTCCCCTTTCGCCGTCGGCTTAACAGCCCCTTGCTTTCGCGCTCTTTCAGCCATGAAAGGGTAACTCCAAATTCATCCATAGCCTGCCGTTGCGATATTTCATCCTTCGTCGGATTGACATTCTTGATGGCGGCTTGCGCGATCAGATCGGTAAGGGACATTATTTCGCTTTTCATGTCCATCAGCTCGACCAGAGAGCCTTTGTACAAACTCTTCATTCTCGTCGATACTGGTTCTGTCGGTTGGTTTTTCATGGCTTGAACTGGGCTAAGGCTACAAAAAGGACACGGAGCAGCGGGGCGAGCTTTTCAAGATCGTCCAAAGAGAGTGATTGTAAGCGGATTGCGATCTCTCGGTCTGAGAGATTAAGGATAGATTCAGTCTGTTGTGCAGACTGTGCAGCAGTATCAACGCCTTGCGCTGAAATACCACTTTTGTCCACGTTTGCCATTGTGAGAAACAAAAGTTAGTTAATGTATGTACACAAAAGAAGCGAGGCTCCTTGTGTTTTGGCAAACGTGCAATATCGCAACAAGTACGATAATGTCTCAGGAACCCCGCTGTAATGCGGTTCAGTATGTATCGAATTTTGTTGCTTATTGCAACGTTTGCCGATACAAATGTACACAAAGTTTTGAACTTTGCAAAAAGATTTTGCAATCTCTCGATCTGAGAGATTAAGGATAGATTCAGCCTGTTTCGTAGACTGTACGTCTGCACACGACGCACTTTGCGTCGGCTGCAAATCTTTGACACCAGTTCGCATTTGTCGTCAAAAATTTGGTTGATGTATGTATAAAAAGAGGCGTTGCCCCCAAGTTTTGCGAACTGGTCACGACTACGCACGTAGAAGTGGACAAGGGACAACGCCGTTATAGCGTCTACACTATGTACATTTGAAGTGCGTATCGCACCAGTTCGCATTGCAATTTTACGAATTGCATCTGAAATAACCAAGCACTTTTTGATATTTATTATTTCGACTACCATTTCTATCGAGATTTTGCCTGATTATCTTATTGCTTCTCAACCATCAACGAGGCATACACATTGATTCCGCCATCGGTAGTCGGCTCGATGTCGAATTTTATCAGTTCATCGGCATTCTCCTTAATGCCAAGCATGATAGACCGAACGCACCATTCTTTTTCCTCATCAATTTTTGCATCCAGCACTCCTGCGTGCTTAAAAACCTGAACCTGCGAAGCGAGAATGTGCTTCGCACCCGCAACTTTCCTTCTATTATCGATCTTTCCCATAATTCTGATGATTTTTAGGAGTGTGGGCCGGAATCGAACCGGCAACCGTAGCTATCGGCTTTACTTTTTGATTTCGGTTACATCCTGCGAGGGGCTTTAACGAAGGCTTACCCCTCCCGTGCTTCGTATTGCGTATTTGTCCATCAAAAAGTAGTGTCTCCCTATTTCACCACCACACTCACCTTTTACTACTCTTTTTTGATCCGCAACTTCTCGACTGGAACGCCCAACTTCTCTGCAACCTCCGCCATCGATACCTCTACAGAGTCATCGGATTCCGGGGTAGGTTCGGCGACGAGACGGCAGCCATCGTTATATATCTCATCGCAGGTGAACGGTCCTTCAGCGAGTCCGTCATTGTTTTTGAGGATAACAACCTCTCCGCTGCGGAAGATGACTTCGAAGACATCACGACCTTTCGTAATTTTATCCCCCACCTGCCAGTCTTTGTATTCCTCGATTTCCTCTGCAGTCATGAGCAAAGCGAAATCGGAAACATTGTAAATCTTGAGGTCTTCGTCAGAACCGGAGTCAACAGAATAGCTGTATTTATAGCCAAGTTTATTTCTCGCTCTACATCCGTCTATTTCATTCTGGCACAAAAACACATACCCGTGCTCCACTTGGATTTTACCTTCAACAGGTTTCCCATGGAATTTACAGCGAAACCGTCTCCCGCTATAATTCAGTAAATTTTTCATCATAGTCTTTTTTATTGGTTCAATACTTTCAATCAGACGCAGAAAACCCTCCGACATTTGGTCTATGATACTTCTAATATCTTCCGACTCGAGCGCCGAGTGTTTGCATGTTTTCTTGGTCGCTTGGCGTTCCTGCCGCCATTGCCACAGAGTTTTCATAGCTTATCCCGATATTGAATTGTAAACTCTGCCAGCGAGTGTACCCCTGCTTTACGAAAAGCGTCGCGTTTGGTTGTGCGTACCGTCTCTGGCGATATGTAAAGTGCGTCCGCGATCTCCTCGTCTCTCATCCCTTCCATGTAGAGTTTCATCACCTCTTTCTGTCGCTCGCTCAAATGAGTATCGAACTCCGGATTGCATACGACTTCCACATATTTGCATTCCCCTTTGATCGGGCAGCTAACCTCTTCGAAAGTGAATCGCCCCACCCCGTCAATATCCTGCTTATTATCTAACCGCCCGAAATTGCATCGAATGAACCTATGGCATATCAAGAACCGATAGTAGTTAACGTTCGGCTGACTCTTGCGATAAATTTCGGACAGCGCCTTGAACGCCTTCGGGTACTCTGTCTCGATCCGGGCAAACAGTGCTCCGGTCATGGCTTTGTCCTCCAGCCTATAGGAGTGGACTCCTTCGGCATCTCGCACCATTACCCCGCCCTCAGGATCGTTGAAAAACTCTATATTGCGAAGCGTTTGCATTTAGGTATCAATATCGATTCAACCATTCGAATTCTGTTCCCACCCAATATTTACCGTTCGCACACTTGTATGCTCGATAAAACCGGGCATCAGTACCGAGCGTTGCGATATATTGCTCTGCTGCGCAACGTGTTTTAAAAAATCTTTGAATGCGTTTCATATCTAATCAACTACTCGTAAAATTCCACAGGAAAAAGGTTGTCGGCGGTATAGCTACTATTGCCCGAGTGACGACGGATGATATTCGCCAGTTGACGTCGCTGGAGAATGTTCGGGCGAATGCTGCCACTTCTATACCGCCACAATGTCGCATCGCTCAGAATGCCGATAGACGATTTCAGTTTATCGAATAACAGCCTACGTTCCGTCGAGTCGGTAATGCTTTGGATATACTCCTCAAAGGGTAAAACCCGCACCACAGCTATGTTTTGACTTGGCTTTTCGGTGCTTAATCGTATATTTGTCATTGCAACATTTGTTTTACAATGCAAATATAGAAAATATATTTTCGTAAACCAAAATAAATCGAAAATTAAATGTCGGAAATCAAGAGGCGAATAATTGAATTCATTGAAAAAGAAGGGATTGCAAAGGAGTCTTTTTATAAAAAAATTGGAATGACTTCAGCAAGCTTCAGGGGGACTGCAAAAAATACGCCTTTAAATTCCGACGCAGTCGAAAATATATTATCAGAATTACCGCAAATAAATATACATTGGCTCCTCACCGGCGAGGGTCCCATGCTAACAGAAAACACAAATTCACCCAATACCCCGCAAGAACCTATTAACCAAAACCAAAATGATATGAATATCGAACTTGTGAAGATGATCGATCGGAAAGATCGTGAGATCGGTGAATTGCAGGCAACCATCGCTAACCTAAGAGAAGAAATCGGCGCACTTCGGACCAAACTGGAGTCAATGACCTTCGTGGAATCACAATCGCAAAAAAAGGGGGCCGTATAATGTCGAATTTGGACGCATCGTTAAGCTAAAAAGAGATCGATCAATACAAAATTTCGCCCTCGGCGGCAAACCCAAGAAGTTATTATAACGCCATAAAACATCGCAGGCCCTATAATGAATAGGGCTTGCGATATACCAAACATAATATGTCCGGGATAATCAAATTCAGCGACGTCCGCGACAAGGTCGTGCAACTTCGCAATCAAGATGTACTACTGGATTTTTCTGTGGCATAGTTGTACGGAGTGGAGACAAAGGAGATCAACAAGGCAGTCAGGAATAATCCTGATAAATTTCCTGAAGGGTATATTTTTGAATTACAACAGGCTGAAAAACAGTATGTGGTGGAAAATTTTCACCACCTCGAAAATGTCAAATATTCCCCGGTTGTTCCTAAAGCCTTTACAGAAAAGGGTCTCTACATGCTGGCGACCATTCTGAAAAGCCCGCAGGCGACACAGACGACTATCGCAATCATTGAGGCATTTGCCAAACTCCGTGAGCTATCCCGCACCATCGGGGAGATGTCCGCTAACCCGGATCGGTTCAAACAAAAAACGTTGATGCAGAAAAGCGGAGAAATCATGGCCGACCTGTTTGGAGAGGATATGCAAACGACCGATACGGAGACCGAGATAGAGTTGAATTTCGCCGTTTTGAAGTTGAAACATACTGTCAAACGCAAAAAATAGGATTGCAATATGTAGCTATCAATATGACAGGAAAGGACCGAAGACTACTCCTCGGTCCTTTTCATAATTGACAACGCTTGTTCGAGAAACACTCGTATAGGTATCTTGTGCTTATTGGTATACTCTCTCAGTTCTTCCCGCAATCGCAAAGGCACACGCAAGGTTATCGTAGTTGACGGTTGCTTGGTGTCTATGGGTTTGCGCCCGGCCCCTCGACGCGCTCCTCCGTGTCCATTCTTTTTCTCGCCCGATACTAACATGATTACTGTCTGGTTATTCGCTGCAACAACACGACAGACTCGCGTGCCGAACGAAGTGCCTCGATAAACTTATCTGCGACGCTCTCGCCATTCATATCGACAAGTCGCGGATGCTGCGCCTGTGCCATACGCAGCACTTCGTCGAGTGCGGCAATTTGATTATCATATGGCAGACCATCGCGCCGAACGGTTTCAGCCTCTCCGTGCATATATGCCTTCAAAGCCTTCTTCATGAGCGGCGGCAGGCGGTTGATATGTGCAACCGGCTCATACAGCATTCGCACGATCTCAAGCACGACAACCGTCTCCCCGGCAACGGCTGCCATATAACGGTTTTTGCCTTCAGGCGCATCCATACGGGCGGCTACCTCTGCGCGACGCGATTTGGGAACAGTATATACCCGCGCGATAAAGCCGACCTCTTTGTCAGTACACACGACGAAGTCGTCGGTGAAGCGCGATGCTTCGGACCGACGGCTTCGGTCGATGATGAAAGCTGGATAATCTTTGGCCATAAATTAAATATCTGATTTGTCTAAAAGTAATTGATATTCCAACTCTTCTTCTGAAGGCAGCGAACCGATCTTGCGCATATTGTGTAATGTCCAAAATCGTTCTTCGTCTCGATCTACCGGCACTTTTCGTACAGCCTGAGGTTTTGAATAGATATCATTGAACAGCCGAACTATTTCGTTTTTAAAAGCCTCGATACCCTCGCGCAATCTGATTTTCTGAGCTTTTCTGACTTCTTGGGTACTCATAACGCGACAGATCGTCTGCCCGTCGGTCAAGTGAATGAACACTCGTCCGCTTTCTTGATTTTCATTAATAGCACGAATGTCTGATGCTTTCATATTTTTTTCGGTTATATTTTCAGTTTCGGTATTTTCTTTTTTGTCGTTTTCAATATCACATTCGGCTTTTGCGACTTCGGTCGACTCTACCTCAGCATCGAGTGCCTCCATACGGGCGGCGCAGAAGGAGAGCACGGACATCATCAACTCGTTCGACCGACACAAGGCCAACCTGGCCGCATACGATCAAATACTCAAAGAGCTCGACCCGTCCTACGCCAAGACCCGAGAGCAGGATGAGGAGATCAAGAGGCTGAACAAGGAGCTGGCCGACCTGAAGGGACTGATAAAGTCCGTTCCGACGCTTAACGACATCAAGAGCCTTCTCAAACCGGAAACACCAAAAACCAAGTAATTATGGGATGGAATGCAATAGGGATCGCTCGCGGTTCCAACGGGGACGACGAGCAGATCGACGAGATGCTTGAGAAAGCATATCGCAAAGGTTACAAAAAGGCAATGGAGGAGATGCACGAAGGCTACGGCGAGCGCGGAGGCTATTCCGGAGGCGGACGCGGAGGCTATGGTATGCGTGAGCCGTGGAAAGAAGACGATGACGACGACTATGACTATGGCGAGCGTCGTGGAGTGCGTGGAACCGGTCCGTATTCTCGCTACAGACGTCGGTAGATTATGGACAGACTCGACGTTTACGAGCAGATACCGCGGGGAATGCGTGAATACCTGTCTCACTACGGATGGCATTTCTCGCAAAAGCTCGCGGAATATGCGACGGACCCCAAGCGCATGAAAAACGCCGACGGGTCGTCGCACCGGTGGACGCACGAGGAGGTCAAGCAGGCCCTTGAGCGTAACGGACTGACAATCGAAAAGGCAAAAGGTTACGATTGCATGTACGTCGCCAACATGGCCTACTCGGACTTTTATCCGAAGCCCCTGTCTTCCGAGGCCCAGATCATGCAGTACGTCAAGGCGTACATAGACGATCCGGATGGCGAAGACGGCATAGCTCTTACGAGATACTATGCCGACTGTATCGCCAAAGGCGAGCCTCTGATCTGGGAAGACTTTCTGTAACCGAAGGGGAGGCGCTTCGTCATACGCGCCTCCCTATTTTATATTTTATTCCACTTAAAACAAAGCAATGGACAATATCGAACTGAGAAAATACGCGCTTGAAATCGCGCAGCGGACGACGAAAGACGGTGTAGAGCTTATGGCACGAGCCAACGAAATACTGGCGTTCCTCACGCAGGACGCGTCGGATGAGGCTAACAAAATACGGTTAATCGTTCTTGTTGACAATGGCAATGTATAAGTACGCACTCCGGATGCTCGCCGGAGCCAATCCGCGCGAGGTGATCGAAAGTATGCCCGAAAAGGATTACCGACGCCTGTCTGAGTTTATGAGCGAAGCGAACAGCACTCTGCCACGACGGCAGCGCCGCATGATGAACCAAGAGTTTGCTAAAAGTGAAAGGAAACGACGTTCACATAGAAAAGTATGACTGGCATTTACGTGTATTTTACGCGGTAACATGCTACCATGTGGGCGAAATAATGCTGTCGCTAAAGGACATAGATTGCCCCGAATCGATTCAAAACAGAGTGCAGGAAAATCTTATGCGCTGCGACATGGATACCGGGTTCACGTACTCGAACAAGAAGCTACGCAGCACTGTCATGGTGATCGGGCTTCACTCGTCGCACGCCGAATTCCTGAATTCTTTCGAGCATGAGCTCCGACACTTGGTCGATGACATCGCCGAAACGTTCGGTCTCGATATGGGAGGCGAGCAGGTCGCCTATCTGACCGGAGACCTGAACAGTCTCTTGTGGAAAGACATCCACGAATTCATATGCTGCTGTAACTGTAAAACTTAAGACATGGAACACGAAGAAAAAGAACGGGCCGACAGAATCGCCGACCTGCTCAAGGATTTAGAGATGGAACTGCCTCAGCCAGTATTTGAGTCGATCAGATGCAGATTACTCGATTTGCTGTAAAACTCTTTTGTAACACTACGAAAATGATATTGCCTCATACTTTTACATAATGGTATGGTAAGTAGTAGTGTCTAAAATATTCACTGAGGTTATGTGTCATCTTTCCATCATAATATAAAAATTCTACCTATCCTCAGTTAGTTTACTTATAATTTCTTTTTCGCGATTTTCATCAACACGATCTATTGGTATGCGAGCCGTATAACAAACGAACCGCATCATCAAATGTTCCCGTAATGGAGAAAGTAAATGTGCAACAGGTCTATATTTACTTATACCTTTATATTCAACGGACATGAGCTCTTGAAAATCAACAACCATATATAAATTTGGTTCGATCTCAGAGCAATCTATAAAAAAATAACGATTGATAGTTCTATTATGAATATAATCTGAATACAGCCGTTCTATCCCTTTGCGCTGCTTTTTAGTTATTTTGTCAGAAGGAGTATCTCCCAAAAGCCCCTTATATTCCCTCGATGCTTGAATAACGTCTGCCGCCAAATGCATCGCAGCGACAATCAAATAGGAACAATGTCCCTCGTGTTCCAAATCACATGCGTTGGAAAGTACAATACTCAAAGGATTGCAATCTTTTGTGTACCCCCAATCAACATTGTCTATTATTGACCCTTGCGTCAACTTTTCTATGGAATCAAATTTTTTGAGCCACTCCATGACTGCTATTCCACCAATATACGTTCACCCAAACTATATCCTACATACGCATTTTTAAACTTCTCCGATTTCGCTATTCGACTATAACGCGTGGCAAAAGATTTTGGAGGCGCAATAAATTCTTGTGAATTAAAATCAATTGATGCTGTATCAGGAATTTTAGTTGAAGCTATATTTGTATTACCGTTATGCCAACAGAAAACAGTAGCAGGTAACGGAGATGATTGTGATGCTACCTCGCAAGGTGTGGCCGATGATAGAACACTAATCAACGATAAAGCAATAGGCAAATTATTACTGGCACTCATAACATCAATGCATTTAAATAACTATTAACCTTTCCTTTTGAATCAGAGAATAAATGCCTTAATCTTTCTTCATTCGGGAATCCCGATATAGCATATTGATTATGATGATTAATTGCACCAAACATCCCCTTATCCTCATTCATCCGAGGCTCAAAGTCCAAATATAGTTGCTCATTCTTATTAATCGTATACTGTAAATTCACTTTACCACAAGTCACGGAGCCATCTTTGTCTTTCAAATCTGAACTAATGAATTTGTCAACCATCCATTCTTTGACTGGCTTTTCCAATTCAAGCCATTCAATCTCTTGATTTAATCCATATGCGGCAAATTCATATTTTGGTATGCCAGATTGGAGTCGCTTAATATATTCTACTAACTTATCCAAATCGGTCGCAGAAATAATTATTTTTTGAGGTGTAATTGCCACAGCGGGACCCGGGCTTTCTCTATCTCTAACAATCAACCCCATAGGCGTAGCAGTTGCAAATGCCGAACCCGCTTTTCCGAAAAAATTATTCAGAAAATTTAAGTCTAACATGGGAATCTGCATAGGAGCACTAAATACTCCTACGAAAGAAATAGATACTTGATTTTGTTTCATCTTATCAGCATTTTTTTGCCAATATTACTCTGATACAAAACGTATGTCTAAAACCCAAATATTAAACGCTTACAGTATCTAATAATATTTGACACAAATCTACAAAAAAAACAAAAACATCCTACAAGGGGAATGTCAGCTATTGTAAAGCAAATTTCTTTCCGCTTTAATTGCTGAGTATTAAAATCTTTTTAAAGACTCTTGCACAATGTGCAAACCGTTTCAACCTTTGCATTAAGTATACATAGTCGCCAAGCGAAGGTTTTGGCAAAACAGTATGGCAAAGGCAAGTCTGACAATCAAACAAGAAAAATTCTGCAATAAGTACCTCGAATGCGGTAACGCCTCCGAGGCATATCGTTATGCTTACGATTGCTCGAAAATGAGTGATAATTCTGTTTGGTGTAACGCATCGCAGCTTCTTGCGGACACAAAGGTTGCACAAAGGCTGGAATATCTCAAAAGCCACCTTGCCGAAGCATCCGGCATTACGGCTTTGCAAATCATTCGGGAGCACCAAAAAATCGCCTTCTCCGATGCAACCCGCATTCGTAATGGATGGATGTCGCTTAAAGAGTTCGAAAGCCTTACCGATGACGAAAAGGCATGTATTCGGTCAGTCGAAACAAAACAGACCAAGCGTACCACTCCGATGGGCGACGAGGTGATTGACGAACAGGTAAAAATTACATGCTACGACAAGCAAAAGGCGCTGGACAGTATTGTGATTATGCTTGGTTATAACGCACCGGAAAAAATAGCTAATACAGATAGCAAAGGCAATGATATTCCACAGCCTACTTTTAACGTAGAGCGCCTGTTCCAACTGATTCAGGAGGGGAAAAACAATGAATGATTATTCAGCAATCGGCGATCTTCTGCTGAAAGAAGGTAGTTTGACATTTACGGCTGTTATGTTCGAAGCCGTAAACAGACAGCCGTTCCGAATATCTCCTCACCATCGAATCATTTGTCGCAAGCTCGATCAGGTTCTCCGAGGCGAGCACCCAACCAACCGGGTAATGTTTAACATTCCCCCGCGCCATTCAAAGACAGAGTTGGCAGTCGTATCGTTTTCCGCTTTAGGATTTGCTATCAACCCTAATGCGGAATTCATGCACCTGTCGAGTAGCGACCAGCTTATCACTCGCAACGTTACCAACGTTCGCAGGCTTATGGCGGATCCAAATTATCGGGCTTTTTTCCCTCAGGTCAAACTATCGAATAATGCTAAAGGGAGCATTTCCACTTCCCGAGGCGGCATCATGTATGCAGCGCCATTCATGGGACAGATTACTGGTTTCGGATGTGGTAAACTGGGAGCAAAGAAATTCAGCGGAGCCATGCTCATTGATGACCCGATGAAAGCTCAGGATAGTTTTTCCAACACTATCAAGGAGCGGATTGGAGAATTATGGACATCTACGTTCAAAAACCGGCTAAACGACACACATACGCCGGTCATCGTCACTGCTCAAAGACTTGCCGAGGATGATTTCTGCGGCTATCTAATAAAAAGAGAAGGTACAATCGATGAAGGCGGCGAATGGGATGTAGTCAGATTTCCGGCAATAGTCGACGAAGGGACGAACACGGAGCGAGCTTTATGGGAAGACCGATTCCCTCTCGAAAAGCTACGGCGATACCGAGAATCCGATCCTTTCACGTTCGAGACACAATACATGCAGAATCCGAAGCCGTTGGAAGGCATGATGTATCGGGAGTTCAAGACCTACGATATCATTCCTTACGCGATCGAATCGACACGCAAAGCCTACGTTGACACGGCAGACACGGGCGATGACTATTTATGTGCAATTTGTTATGTAGAACAGCCCGAAGGCAACTACGTCACCGATGTGCTCTATACAAAAAAACCGATGGAGTATACCGAGCCTGCGACGGCCGAGATGTTGTCGAGACAACAGACCGAAGAAGCCTTTATCGAAAGTAACAACGGAGGACGGGGCTTTGCTCGCAATGTGGAAAAACAATGCCGATTGATGGGCAATACCAAAACCCGGATTTCATGGTTTGCCCAGACTGATAATAAACAGGTTAGAATATTCTCGAAATCGGCTGACGTGAACAATATGACCTTTTTCCCGTCGGGGTGGGATAAAAAATGGCCGGAATTTTATCGGGCGGTTATGGGATATATGAAGGAAGGTCGGAATGCTAACGACGATGCTCCGGACGCGCTAACGGGTTGCTTTGAGAAAAGGGAGCCACAAATGCAGCTTGAGGATTTCGAAAACCTAAACATATGGTAATATGGGATTTATAGATCAGCTTTTCACGTACTTTCAAAACAAAACGCTGAATGCTTTCGGCATTGAGCGATCCCTTCTTGAGCTTATCACGGCGCGAGACATCGATCAGGCTATGTCGCTCATGGAAAATCACGATGCGGAAGCTATGAAAGCGATCCGTGAATATAATCCCGAGTTTCACGCCGTAATGAAACGCCTTGATAAAGTACGTAAAGGGCAGGAAAGTTACCGCACTGAAAAGCTCCCCAGAACTCGTCAACGCTATATCAACGAGGTCGAGCTATTTTTCCTGTTGGGTAATCCGATTAAATGGAGAATGTCTGACGAATCGAGCGATCCCGAAGCATTCGCAGCTTTTATGCAGTTCCTAAGAGACCATCGTTTTAATAGCCATATGCGCCAAGCCAAACGGCTGGCCGGAGCCGAGACTCAATCAGCCAAACTATATCATATTTACCGCAATGAAGAAGGTCTTCCTGCTGTAAAAATTGTCGTTCTTTCGAAATCGAAAGGTTATACACTTCGCCCGATGTTCGACCAGTACGGAAGTCTATTGGCCTTCGGCTATGGGTATTATCTGAAAGAAGGCTCGAACACTGTAGAACATTTCGACATCCATACGCCGACATTCGTTTATCGTGCGCGAAAGGCAAAGATCGGTTGGGATGTTACGCCTGTTGTCAATCCATCGGGCAAGATAAACATCATCTACTACCCTCAGGAAACGGCATGGTCCGGACTTCAGCCTCGTATAGATAGAGAAGAAAATATCGATTCAAAAACGGCCGACGTAAATAATTACTTCGCCGATCCTATAGCAGCCGCTACTGCCGATGTTATAAAAAGCCTACCCAAACAAGGAGATCCGGGCAAGGTTGTCCAACTGTCCGATGATAAGTCGAAGTTCGAATATATCGAACCTCCCGTGTCTTCCGAAACTCGGCAACAAGAAAAAGACGACCTGAAAGAGTCTATTCTGTTCGACACTTTCACCCCTGAATTCTCTCCGGAGAAAATGGTAGGTCTGGGGACCCTGAGTGGAGATGCGATAAAGCGCGCTATGGTGCTCGGCTACATCAAACGAGATAACCGTAAAGAAATCTATGACGAGCTTGTAGATAGAGAGAAGAACCTGATTCTTGCGATCATGATGAATGTCACTCACATTCATATGAGAGATCAACTGGCAAGCCTCAAAATCGAACATGAATTCGCCGAACCGTTTGAGGAAGACGTGCAGAACAAATGGTCCGCAATAGGCAAAGCATATCAGGATGGCGTCATTTCACTGGAAAAGGCGGTCGAGATGCTCGGTCTTGCGGATAAGCCGGATGAGGAAGTTGAAAAAATCAGAGGTTTTAATGACTTAAAACAATGAAAGGGTTTGCATAATGTGCAGAGTGTTTCCAATTTTGGTCCATGAAAGTACCAACTCACACAGCAAAGGTTGCTTTTCCTTTTTTAGGATTCAAAGCACGGCCAATATTGCGTGAAGTACGATGCGAAAAATGCGGGCGGAAACTCGCGGAAATGCAAGGAATAGCTCAAATAAAATGCCCTAAATGCGGACATTTATCGATGTATAGGGCTTAACATACGACAGAAGAGTGCCACAGAGCGCCAATATCCCTTCTCGGGGAATTGGCGCTTTTTTCATTTAAAAACACAAAATATGAAAGAAAAAATTCTAACAGCGCTGAAAACCAAATACTCCAATCTGGGGTTCAGCTCAAAGGTTCTGGACGGGATCGCCTCGAGTATCGAAAAATCCGTCACCGATGAATCGCAGATCGAAACCGCTGTCGGCGGGATCGAGTCTATTCTGAAAGTTTTTCAATCCGACTTTGACAGGGCACGCACCGAATATGGCACTCTGAAGGGTCAGTACGATGAGCTGAAGAAAAAAGCCGAGGCATCATCTGCCAACGAGGGCGGGCAGAATGAGAAAAACGAACTCGACAAAGAACCGGAATGGTTCACACGCTACAAGCAAGAACAGGAGGAGCGCTACGCAACCATCAAGAGCGAAAGCGAAGCTCTGAAAGCCGAAAAGGTTCGGGCCGAGCGTGAAGATTTATTCCGGTCTGCGGCAAAAGCGGCGAATGTCAGCGACAAGATGCTGAACGATCTTTTGGGGCTTGCAACTGCGATGAACAAGGAAGCACCCGATGCCTCGGAAATCAAAGACAGATTCTCGTCAATCCAGTCAAGATTCATCGCCGCCGGACTCGAGGGGAAAGAATCGGCATTTCCTCTCTCCACGTCGGAATCTCAGAGTAAAGAAGAGGCTAAGGCGTGGGCCGCAAATCTGCCGGACAAAAACTAAACACACAAAAAAACATGGCTATCGAATTCAAAAGGACCAAGTACAAGGGCGGGTTCCCTGTATTCTGGCGTGGCAACCGTGAAGCACTCCCCTGTGATTTCACACTCAAAGGCACATACCCGGAGGGGACACTCCTCAAAGAGGGTACTCCCATCAAGCTCGACTTCGCTAACATGGAGTGTAAAATCTGCAAAAGCGCACTCGTCGTTACGGGAGGGACCACATCCGCTCCTCGTGTCGTCAAAGGCTCCATGTTTCAGGTAGGCGACACCGTTAAAATCGGCGAATCCAACTCGACGATCAAAAGTATCGACACTACGAACGCTGATTACGATGTGCTGACGTTCGCAGCGGCCGTTACCGGAGCAACGCAAGGCGCAACGCTTCTGTCAGACGACGATCTGCCGGATGCGGTCATCGAGACGACGAAAGAATACACGACGAAACACGGATTTCCAGTCGTGTCGGCCGCCTACGGTGCACGCATTCTCAAAGATGTAGCCTATCCCGTACCGGAGGCATGGCTGGAGGGATATTCACTCAAAAACAACCACGAAATCAAGTATATCAGGCAGTAAAAGCGAAAAACAATGAACGAAGCTACCTATTCTTCTATTTTCAACGAGCTCACCAAAGAGGTGCAGATTCGCATAGACACAGCTTCTGAGCTGCGTAAGCGCCTGTTCGATCAGACCGTTTACGACCAGTACCTCGATTGGGACACTCCTACAATCGGTTTCAATTTCGAGGAACTGATAGGTTCCTACAATCTGAGTGTCGCCGCCGCAACACTGGATTCTCACGGCAAGGAGCCCGTTATGGGGACCGAAGGACTGGAGACCCTGAGAGAGAAGGTCATGACGCACCAAATGTCCTACCCCATGCCCATCGAGGAATACAGAAAGGTACTCCAGATTCTGGATTCCCGCATGGTTTCGGACCAAGTTAAAAAGCGTCAACTCATCGACCTGATGTGGGGTAACGTGACAAAGGTCGTCAATTCCGTACAGGCGAAGCTCGACATCATTTTTCTCGGAGCCCTCTCCAACAAGGGTATTTTCACTTTCGACAAAAACAATAACCCCGAGGGTGGCGTGCGCGGGAGCATCGACTACAAAATGCCCGACGAGAATATCGCAACTGCGACGACGGAATGGAAAGACTCGAACAAAGACTCTGTCGACACGCTGGAAGATATTCAGGCCGTTCTCGACGCTGCTCAGGATAAAGTCGTATTCGACAAAATCCTGTTGTCACAAAGCCGGCTCTCTTTCATCCTGAGAAACAAGAAAATGAAGTCGGCCGTATTCGGGTCCGACAAGTCGTCCACGCCGTTGTTGCTCGCCAATCTGAACGAGTTCATGCGTTCGAACGGATTCCCGACATTCGAGGTTATCCGTCGCATGACTCGTATTCAGGATAACGGCAAGCTCGCGGAATACAAGCCGTGGAATGACAAGAATCTCGTTTTCGTGCCGGCAGGAAAACTGGGGGTCATCAAAAACGCCTATGCCGACAACGAACTGCGTGAGGAACCGGGAGTGACCTACTCAAATTACGGACGCATCCGCATTTCTCAGTGGGGCGTAGGTGAAACGCAGGGCTCGAACGGCGTAGAATTCACGAAAGCGCAATCTATTTCGCTTCCGGTGATCACGGAGATCAACGGAATTTACTCTCTGACCGTAGAATCGTGACGGTAAGTGACTACATAAGGCAGAAGTTTCAGCCTTTCGGAACTATTTCGGAGGCTGATCTTCTCGACATTCTTTCCGATGCCGGTATGGAGGCAAACGATGAACTGACGTCTGAAAACAGAAACGAAGTTTCTATCGCTATGACTCGTTTCATCCCGTCACTCTTTCTCCGCCCCCAATCGGTATCGGAAAACGGTTTCTCCGTCTCGTGGGATTTCGATGCACTGAAAGATTATTACCTGTTCATGTGCAAAAAGAATGGAATCGAGCCGGATGCCGGAGCTGCGGGGATAAGCACGATAACCGATATGTCTGACCTTTGGTAATGTATTACTCACCGCACATCCTGCAAATCAGAATAGACCCGGTTATACAGTATGACGAATCGGGCAATCCTTCCGTATCTGGCACGCCGGAATGGAAGACTATAGCGAGGTGCAGGTGCGATGACAAGACTACTAAAGAATTCATTTCGGAGAATGGCCACGTCTATCGCCCTAACTACCATGTGGTATACGAAGGCGAAAGAATCGAAGCCGGTGTTTACGCACGATGCCTCAATGACGACGGGTCAATCAGAGGCGAAGGACAGGTATATCAACCTTCCTCATGCAACTACTTGGGTTACTCGGAAGTATGGATGTGACCTATGACTTTTCGGATATCGACGGTATCATCAATGAATTTATCAACGAGATAATATCTCGGATGGTAGAATTCGGAGAGGAAGCTACGGCGACAGCCGTAAGTCGAGGCCGATACCAAAACATCACGGGTAATCTGAGAAGTTCCATCGGCTACATAGTCTCCTATAATGGTCGGGTGGTCCGTGAAGGCGGATTCAAGCAGGTGACCGGACGCGGAGAAAACATGCAGAAGGTGGACTTTACGACCAAACGAGGAAAGTCAGTTGTTTTCTGGGCAAAGGGCCGCTCAGGTGACGGTTCGGAAGGTAGCCAGACGGGAATGGACTTCGCGCGGGCCATAGCCGCCGAATACCCGAAAGGAATCACATTGGTCGTAGTTGCAGGAATGGACTATGCGAGCTTTGTCAACGCAAAAGGATTCGATGTGCTGGATAGTGCAGAAATACAGGTAAGGCAAATGATTGCAGCATGATAACGACGGGAGACATAAAAAGCATTTTGTCAGAAGACCTGAAGAAATACGGGTTCAAGACATATCTGCAAGACACATTCCCCGACGGCGAGATAACTGACGAAAGAATAATTATTCGCTGCGGAGAATTGTCGCCCGGAACTTATTGGGAAAGCTCATATGCTCATTTGAACATCTGCGTGCCCGATCTGTACGGTATGGCCAATACAAGGCGCTTGACCGAGATCGAGCGAATGTTCAAACGCATGAAGAAAACCTTTCGCTTTGACGGTTCCGTCTGCCGATACATGGAGGACGGGACGAGCCAAGAAAAGGATGAAGCCCTTAAGTGTCACTTTGTAAACGTAAGATTATTATTTGAAATGTTAAACGTAAACTATTAAAACTATGGCAACAACATTTTCTGCTGTCGACATTAAGCAGCTTTGGTATGCTGAGACTACGGCTGTTACCGCCGATCTGACCGGCGCCATTCTTGCGACCATCCTCAGAACAGCAAAGGAGGTCAAAAACGTTCATCAGGACACATGGTCAATCGAAGAAGCTGAGCCGTCCGTAACATCGTACAAAAATCAGATTACAGGCAGCAACTATCGTCAGACAAAAGAGATGGGCGATTTAGTCATGTCGTTCACGATCGGACAATATGACTATGCTACGAAAAAGGACCTGATGGGCGGTACGCTCATCGATACCGACAAAGGATGGAAGCGCGAAAGAGGTGTCGTAGACATCTACAAGTGCATGATCGCCCTGACCGAAGACAATCAGTACGTCGTATTCCCTAAAGCGACCTCTATCACCCGTGAGGCCAACACAGATGGAGCAATCGGCTTGGCCGTATCGGCAACGGCGTTGGAACCGGATAATTCTGACGTATCCTCGGAATATTGGTTCGATTCTTCGGTGGTTGTTGAAGCGTCATCACTCAGCAATCTGAGCAGCAAGTAATCATTCATTATGAACCAGAAAAAGGGTAAAGGAGTCAGGGATTCCCTTACCCTTTTATTTCATTAACGACCATGAAAAACGAAGCAGCAAAAATAGTTTCCGAATCTCTTATCGGAGCAAGTTATGTGACCATCACAATGGGCTCGAAAGCGTACACCCTTTATCCGCCGACTATCAAAAGATTGTGCCAAGCGATTCGGCACTTCGCGGCAATAGACATTCAGGGAGAAAGCATATTGGACGCTCTCGGGGAAATGCCGGACGCAACAGAACACATACTAAAAGGTCTTTCCTGTCTTTTGTGCGGGAACGAGAGTCTGGCAGAGGAATTATCGGAAGGTTCTTTCGTCGAGATGAAAATAGCTTTAAAGGAGGCGATCTGTCTGGTCGGAACCGACCCTTTCGAGTGTGCCGCTTTGGCGAGGAGCGTCGCCGAAGTGGCAGCAAAGATGAGGTAATCGGAAACGAAACGATGATGGGACAGATCGCTTCGTTTATGGAAAACCTTCGCTTGTCCTATACGGAAGTATTCGAGATTATCCCCTACCGAAACCTTCTAATCATGCAGAAAGATAAGCTCCATATAGTATACGGCGACAAAGTAAAAAGAATAAGCGGGAAGGAAATGGCCGCTCGCCGAAGCAAGAAAAACTCTAATTAAGATGGCTAAACTTAAATTTGAAACGACGGCTAATTTAAAGCCTATCGACGACCTTCTTATTCGTATCAAGGAGTTGGAGCAGCATATCGCCTCGCTCAAAAAAGAGATGCGCTCGATCAATGCCGCAGACCCTAAAATAGACCCCTTGCTCAAAGACCTGAAGGCGTCGAAAGAGGAAATAAACAACCTGGTAGCGGAAATCAATCGGATCAAGCAGGCTCAGTTGGACAGACAACGCGAGCAGGAACAGGCTGCGACTCGGGAGAAAGAATCCATCGCCTCGCTGCTGCGGGCCTATGAAGAATTGCGTCAAAAGGTAGCCGATACCGCGAATAAAAGCACCTCGCCAAGTTCCGGAGCGAATAATGCCCCGTCGATCAAAGAGGAAACGCAGGCTTACGATGAGCTTCTCAGTAAAATAAGAACCCTATTGGGCAGCCGGGAGGAAACCATTGCCTCAATGCTCAGAGAAGAGAATGCGATTCGTCTGATTAAGAAAGAGCTAAAAGGCTTGCAAAAGCTCGAATCCGACGGCATAAATCTTACGGAAGCCCAAAGACAGCGGAGAATCCAACTGACAAGCTCTCTCGAAGAACACAAGCAATCGGTTTCACAGCTCAAGCAAATACTCGCGAACGAAATAAAATCCGAGCAGGCCGTTCGTGGCTCGATGAATGAGATGTCGCAGTCTTTGGGAACAATGCGCATGTTTTACAGGACCCTGAACGAGGAAGAGCGCAATTCTCAATTCGGCCAAGAACTTTTGAAGCGCATCCAACTGGTCGATACGAAAATAAAAGAATTGGATGCATCGATCGGCAATCATCAGCGCAATGTAGGCAATTATGCCTCGCATTGGGACGGACTCGGGTTTTCAATCCAACAAGTAGCACGGGAACTCCCCTCTATTTCTTATGGCCTGAATACTTTTTTTGTAGCTATATCCAATAACCTGCCTATTTTGGCTGACGACATCCGGCGAGCGATAGCGAAATATAAAGCCGCTGTTGCTGAAGGGAAAGCGGCTACCCCTGTATGGAAACAGGTCGTAAAATCCATCTTATCATGGCAAACGGCATTGGTAGGCGGGATCACCCTGCTCACTCTTTACGGGAATGAAATCGCCGACTGGGTCGAGGAATTATTTAAAGGCAAAAAACAAATCGATGCAGCAGCGATTGCCCAAGAGCATCTCCACAATGCAATAAGCAAGGGGACTACTGATGCTCAACGGGAAATAACAAAACTGGATTTGCTGTACAAGGCAGCCACTGATACTTCCAAGGCATACGATGAGCGTCGGATTGCCATTGAAAAGCTACAAAAAGAATATCCTGCGTATTTCGGCAATATGAATGCGGAACTGATTGCGGCCGGTATGCTTAAAAATAAATACGATGAATTGCGGGCCTCTATTATCGAAATTTCCAGAGCAAAAGCAGCGCAGGATGTTTTGTCGGAAAATCAGGGTTCTATATTAAAAATTCAGAGTACGGATGAATATAAGGACGTATTATCCTATGCTCAAAAAATAAGAAGCACGCAGGCCAAAATCAACGAGCTAAAAAGTAAAGGGATCGAGGAAGATTCTCCCCTAATAAAGGGACTTAGGATTAATATAAGCAAGCTATGGAATAGTATCGAGAAGTCAAGCAAAGAAATCGGGAAAAAGTTGGAGTTGCCCGAAGACGCATTTACGGACATCAGGCAATATATCGAGGTTCTAAACAAGGCAAACGGGGAATTGGCCAAGACTGCCGAGACCTTATACACACGCGAATCGCCTGATGATAAAAATAATTATGCCTCTAAATTGCAAGAAGGACAAAACAAAGTAATTGCGACCCGGGAATCCCTTGCGGAAATCCTGAAAGCGAATGAGGCCGCACTCCAAAATTCGCTTCTTGGGATTATGGCCGAAGGGCAGGAAAAGGAGCTCGCACAACTGGATAACGCGACCCGGGAAAAACTCCACAAGATCGAAGAGGCTCGCCAAAAGACCATCGCCGCTTATGCCACCAAAGGACAAGAGCCTAATCCCGACAAATTGGCTAAGCTGGATGAGACGAAAGCGAACGAGGAAAAAGCCGCGGAATCAGAACGGGCCGCCATTGTCGCAAAATATGCCCAGCAGGAAGAAGAGCTTTGGCGCAGCGTGGCCGATGTTTTTTTGTCGGAAGAAGACCGCAAGCGGCAAGGTATTCAAAAGACGTTCGACGAATACCGCAGACTGGCGGAATCGCTGCTTAAGGGTGGCTCTATTGGAGAAAGCGAGTATAATGCCCTCGTGGGCGAAATAGGAAGGGCCGAGAAACAAGCAGCCGTTTCCGATCTGCTTCAAAAGTATCAAAGCTACACGGACAAACGGATTGAATTGGAGCGTCTGTTTGATGAAGAAGAAAAAACATTATTAGCTAACCGTACCGCAGAAAATGCAGATACGATAGACCGATCTTTGAATGAACTGGCCCGCCGCCGCGCCAAAGAATTAGCCGAAATGGATTACCTGGCACAAGCCGGGCAAAGTTTGTGGGGCCGTTTGTTCGATAATTACTCCAGCTATACGAATAAACAGCTACAGGAGATCATCGTTCATGCACAACAGGTCTTGGACTATGTAAATAATACGAAGTTCGAGGATATATCCCCCCGGTTCGGTATGTCTGTGGAACAGTTGCAGAACCTCAAAACCAATGCTGCTGACTTATCGGCAGCATACGACGCATTAGGCGGGAAACTGGAGCTATTGGACAAACAAAATCCATTCGGCGCCATGATTCGCTCGTCTCAGTTGTTGAAGAAAAACACGGCCGAAGTAGCAAAAGCGGAACGGGAACTCGCGAAAGCACAAGCCAGCGGCGATAAACAAGCCATCGAAGATGCCCAAAAAAAGCTGGAGGGATTACAGCGGCAACAGGCATTATTAAAAGGCAATTTAAAATCCGCAGCACAGGCGGCAACGTCTTATTTGGGCGAAGTAGGCGATTCATTGCAGCGAATCGGCGAGGCTGCGGGGGATGCCGATCTCGCCAGTTTCGGCAAGGCGCTTTCCGAAGTTTCCAATATAGCGGATAGATTTATATCCGGCGATGCTATCGGGGGAGTAATATCGACTATTACAACCGGACTCTCTGCGATCTTCTCCAGTCAGGCCAAATACCGGGCCGCTCTTAAACAGATGCACGACGATCAAATCGCCTTTGCTCACGAATACAGGCTTCTGTTATCGGATATTCGCTTGGAAGCAGAGGGAGCATCCAATGCCTTTAGCGATGATATTTTTGCTAAAGGTATCGCCGCCCTGAAAGAGGCGGGCGACCTTTACAAAAATTTTATCGATCAGGTCAATAAAGATGAAGGCATACAGGCCAGTCGGCAGGGGCCATTGGGAAAAATCCAGCAAATAAAGCAGGAAATCAGGGGAATTAATACCGACTTGCAGAATATTTGGATACAAACCCGTCATGGAACTTGGTTCCGTTCGGCAAAAGGCGAATATCTCAAAGACCTATACCCGGAACTGTTCGAGGGCCCGGAAGAATTGGGAGGCTTCAATGTCGAAGCGGCCCGCGCTCTTTTGGAAACCAATAATCAGCTAAACGATGAAGCAAAAAGGCAACTTCAGGAAGTTGTAGATTTGTATGACCAATGGCAGGAAGCCGAAGACCAATTCAAAGAATATTTGAACTCTACCTTCGGGGAGATCGGGGATAGTTTGGGCGATTCTATCGTGGAGGCGTTTAAAAACGGGACGGATGCGATGGAAGCGTGGGGGCAGAGCTTTAATAACGTGTTGGAAAAAGTAGGGAAACAGATGATGCAAACACTGTTTTTTCAGAAATATTTTGACCAACTCGAAGCGGATTTGACTCAACTATATACTGATTACGGAGATGATCCGAACGTATTGGCCACAAAAATACCTGAATTGTTAGGAACCTTTTTCGGGGGAATGGATGATGTTGTGGGGAAAGCTGAGAATTGGTGGAAAACATGGAATGAAAAAGCTAAAGAGTATGGATTCGATCTGCTCGGGAATGATACGGAAAAACAATCCGCTACTTCCCGGGGGTTCCAAACGATGTCCCAAGATACTGGGAATGAGCTTAACGGTCGATTTTCGGACTTGCAGATGAAAGGACAGCAGATTATTGATATCAATACAGGTATCCGCGATATCGCATCCGAATTACGGCAGATTCAGGTGGAATCCCTCTTAGAACTCCGAGGAATAAATGAAAATACCGGAAATACGGTAAAAATACTGAAAATGCATACTTCTATGCTCTCAAAAATTAGTGACAACACAAGTAGGATTTGATTATGACTGAAATGCTTATCAACAAGCAGGACGCATCGACTTTCGGCGTCCGCATGGGGGATGGTTTCTTAGATGCTATATGTTCCCCCCTCCCTTTAAAAGAATTCGTTGAAAATTCCAGCCGCCTTGAGGACGGGAAAAGGGTACTGTACAACTCACCCAAGATCGACGAGCGGGACGTTACCCTCACGTTCAACATTCACGGCGATACTGAGGAAGAATTTACCGCTAACAAGGCGACATTCGAGCAAATATTGTACTCAGGAAAAGTAGAGATTCATCTGCCGGTTACTGGGAAAACCTATCGGCTTACCTATCTCCGTTCCCAATCGTATGCGCAAAATATAGCTCGTACTTCCTGCTCTGTATCGGTAAAATTTAACGAGCCGAACCCGAGAAACAGAGAAGCAAATGACTCAAGTATTTTATTATAGTTAAAAGCAATACAAAATATAATTACATAATAAATATTTACCACGGGGGGGGTAAAATTTTCTTTATATTTGCCCAAACAAACTTCAATTTTAAAAACTATGAGAAGATTTTTACTAATGTTCGCAGTTGTGGCTGCGATGGTATTCACAGGGTGTTCGGACGATGATAACAAAGTATCAAATCCTCTATCGGGAACCACATGGGAACATACGGAGGATGGCATTCTAACTTCATTATCATTTAATGACAGTGAGTGTCGTCTTGTTATAAAGTATGCAAGTTCATCCACTAATTTTCAGACAACTATTTATACATATACATACGATGAACCCAAAGTAACATTAAACCCTCTGGAGGAAGAACTGGCTGTTATGGAAGGTATTATATCCGGTTCAGCTATGGTAGTGACAAATACTTCTTCGGGGAAAGAAATAGGGGTCTTCATCAAACAATAAATTAAGAGGCAGAAAGAGGCTTAACATTCGATAAACGATAGGAAATTACCAATAAAGGCCCGCTGATGCGGGCCTTTATGGTATTGGCAATCACAGCATCGCGGCTGTTTTTCGTATCTGTTGTAGCACTGCCGAAAGGCCGGAATCACGGCGGGCGGTCTGCATGTTGTAACGAGTTTGCATGTTTAACCAAAAGATAGCCTCAATATCGAGCGCAGCTTCAATCTTTAAGGCTGTTTCTGCCGTTACGGAACGCTTCCCGTTTGCAATCTCATTCAACGCAGTATAGGGCATACCGATCATTTCCGCAAATTTACGTTGCGAAATATTGCGAGCTTCCAGTTCCTCTTTCAGCGCTTCGCCCGGATGAGTGGGTAAATATGGAATCAAATCATTCATGCCATATACCCTCTTATTAACCGTTGCCATAGCCAATCTTATTTATAATGATTACTAATATCCAATATCAAACAAACTGTTATTATCTCTTGTTCGGCAACATGGCGCACTCGAAATTCAAGCCTGTATTTAGAATTAATCCTAACCGATGAAATACCAGCCTTGTCACCCACTAATACTTCATAGTTCAAAGAATGATGTTGGTACAATGATTCAATACTCGAAGCCGCCACAAGTTTATCTACACAACGTTTGTATGCTCTCACTACTTCCGGCTGAAATCGGTGCTTTTTATCGCTTGTTCGCCCCAGTTCGAACAACTCCCGTAAATACTCCTTGTCGAATTCTATAAACATCGTTGCCTTATTGTTTACGATGCAAATATAATGCTTTTCTAATATAATTCACAAAAAAAGTGAACATTCGTCATATCCCAAACTGTTTCCCCCGCTATCTTTCAAAATTAATTTATCTACCCTCTTTTTATCATCAAATTAAAAACATAAAAATCAACAACTTGCAAAGCCGTTTGTACAATGTGCAGAGTATTTCAACCTTTGAGATAGTCATACCATTTACGCCTAAGAGGAATGATTATCTACAATAGAAACGGAGTCGAGCTGATCGATGCGCCAGTCACCTCGTCTGCCGTCCGCAAACGAGTATTGATGGGCGACAACTACGTCTCCCTGCCCTTTTCCCATGACACCTATATAGACTTTGCTCCGGGGTCCTATATCATCTATAACGGTCTCAAGTTCGAGATCATCGACGTCGACAAGAATCGCCCTACTCGAAATGCCACTACCGGCGGCTGGGACTACACACTCCAGTTCGACGATCAGGAGCGCCACATGACGCGCGCCATTGTATTTTGGCTATCGCAAAAGCCTCGGGAGGCGGTTTTCCATGACACGACCGATTTGCAGTCTTTCGGAAATCTGATCGTGGAAAACATGAATGCCTTTGTGCCTGCTAAAAACTGGAAGATGCGCGATCTTTCCGACGAATTGAAAGAAGGTACGAAGCTCGTTTCATTCAACGGCGACACATGCTGGAACGCCGTCAACACAATCGCCGAGACTTTCGGTGTCGAGTGGTGGACAGAACAAAGCGAAGGTTATATCTACCTGTGCTTCGGGAAGCTGGAGATCGGAACCGAGGAAGATTTCGTAGAGGGAGACGTTATCACGTCTATCCCATCGCGGAGAGGTGACGACAGCAACTACGGCACGCGCTTCTACGTGTTCGGATCGACGCGCAACCTGACGGAGGACTACGGTCAGGCCGATCAGGGCGGAACGACCAATCATGTCTCGGAAATTCGGCTCAGGCTGCCGGGTGGGCAGGAGTATATCGATGCGCGGCCCGATATGGCATGGAACGACGTGGTCGAAAAGTTCGTCGTATTCGAGGACATTTACCCTAAAAATACGGATACTGTCACCTCAGTCGAGAAAGTGAAGCGACAGACTGATAGCGGAACCGAATATGAAGCTCGGGTAATCTACGCGAAAGACACGCCTTTCCTTCCGACCGATCTAATCCCGGGCGAGACCCTGCAAGCCGTCATTACGAGCGGTGCTCTTTCGGGCCGGACGTTCGACATACAACTCGGCGCTGCGTTCGACGATCCCGACACATGGAATCCGGAAACAAATCCTTTCGACCGCAAGTTCGAGATCGTGGCAGACGTGGAGACGACCGGTGAGCAGGAGATCATCATTCCCAACGACAATCTGGACATCGAGCCCGGCAATACCTTCGTATTGACCGGTATTAAGTTACCCGGAGCGAGAATCGGGGAGGCCGAGCAGGAATTGTTGGAAGCAGGAACGACGTGGGCCCAGAAAAACAGCAAGGACACGAGCGTATACGATTGCCCTACCAATCCCGTATACTGTCAACTGAACGATAAGAGCTACGAACTCGGACAGAAGGTGCGCCTCGTAAACGAAGCTCAATTCGGGAGCAGCGGCCGTAGCTCCCGTATTCAAGGCTACGAAAAGTCGCTCGACAACGAGTATCAGGCAACCTACACGGTTGGCGACAATACCGCCTATTCCCGCTTGGGCGAGATTGAGAAGGATATTCAAGAGGCAGCCTATGCGGAACGGATCGGAGTGACCAATGGCGTCGGAATCTACCTGATTCGCGCAAAATATGACCAGACGCAGCCAACAGACTACAATGCGTACTCGGCAGCGGCCGCCGACGAGAAGTTCTTGAGCAGAAAAAAGAACGATACGGCCGAAGGGATAATCACCTTCGCAAAAGGCATATTGGCAAACACCCTCTCGAGCGAGAAATTCGTATCGGGCAATGAAGGTAAGGGTCACAGCACATGGATCGACGATGACGGAGTATCGCATACGGAGGTCGATCAGGTGAAGGCCCGAAAAACCGTTGTTTCGAAGCAAATAGAAGCCGAAGAAGGCAATGTCACCGAACTGACCAGCACAAATATCGAAGCGACCGTATTGACTGTACTGGACAAGATCATAGCGAAAGATCAAACGCTTTCGGGGAAAATATCGTCGGCTAAGTTTCTGTCGGGACTGCTCGGATACGGGTGGATGATCGACACGCAGGGCAACGGCGAGCTGCATTCGCTATCGATTCGGTCCTTCCTCGAAGTCCCCGAGCTCCGGTATAATCAAGTGCAGGTAATAGGCGATGAGCTATGGGTAACGGCCGGTGGTGTCATATCCGATGTACAGGCAGCTGACTCGGGCCGCTATACTATCACGCTCAAGCTGGAGGAAGGACAAACCAACCCCTTTGCTGCGGACGATATTCTGAGAGGCATATACCATGTTTCCACCGGTTTCTCGACGATCCAAATGCGGGTAGACAGCGTAGCAGAAGACGGAACGATGACCGTCACGCCTCGGACGCCCGATCTCGTACCGCAAAAATTCATGAACATAGCCAAGACGGGCAACTTCACGAATGCGGCCCGTCAGCGAAGCATCCTGATTTCATCCAAGCAGGGCCGCATTCAGTTCATGGCCGACGTGAACGATTGGGAAATCGCTCCGTCGATGGTCCGAATGATTCTGGGCGACACGTCGGGATTCGTACATCCGTCTTTCGGCGATACGTCGGGCTACAATGCCTTTCTGGAGAACATTCTGATGACCGGCCGAATTTTCCAGAAGTCGGCCGATGGCACGACCACCAAGCCCGTCGCCGTGAACAAGGGCGAATGGGAAGCCGGAACATATTACTATTACGATGAAGTAACCCATAAAGGCTCGCTGTGGTTATGCACCGCAGAATCTACGTCAGAAGAACCTTCTGCGTCCTCCATAGACTGGGTAGAGGAAGTAGCATCGGGCTCTGGATCACCGGGCCCTGCGGGGCCGGCACTTCGTAGCCGGGGCGTATGGTCGGCCTCGGAAACCTATATAAACGGAGGCGAGTTCAGGGATTGGGTATTGTACGGGGAACACAACTACCGCTATGTAGTCAAAGAAGGTGTAGCTACGGTTCCTGCCGGCACGCTGCCCACAGACACGGCATACTGGACGCCGTTCAACGAAATGGAACCGGTGGCGACGAGGGTTCTGTTGGCCGACGACGCATGGATCGACATACTGAGCACGAACGGAATCCGTATCGGAAATAACGGATGGGAGCTGACCGACGGGGAGATTCGGCACAAAACAAGCGGGCTGAAGCTGACCAAAGACGGAAAACTGGTTGCTCCTAACGGCTTGAGCCTCGTCGTAGGGGAAGAGAACATAGACGATTACACCCAGCAAAAGATCGATTCTGTTGAGATCGGAACGGTGAATCTGATCGACAAAAGTGAAGAAATTGTATTGATAGCCGGAGCCACCCAAACATATGCTTATGTGCAAAAAAAACTACACGTTTGTCCGGGCGACGAGTTTGCTTTATCGATCGAAAATATCGGAATATCAGCCGGAAATCCGACAGAATTCACAGTCCTGATTATAGATCAGAATATGGCTAAGGAATTGTGTCGGCGAATCCTGACTCTCGACAATAGAACAGCCGTATTTGAAATTCCTGTTGACACGGAGGAACAGGATGGTTATATTCTGTTTTATGCAGGAAAGGCGGGGCAAACAAATAACAACTCGGTCACCTATCACAAAGTCATGCTCGTCAAGGGCAACCGCCCAGCCCTAACATGGTCGCCATCGTTGAATGATCAGAAAGCCCAGACTCAGGAGCAAATCGATTCGATTCAGGTCGGAAGCGACAACCTGATGGACGATACTCAGCGTCCTAATCCGAGCAATACCGAGCTTTGGAATAAGACGGTCTCGGCATCTGTATGGGGAGAGGTAGGTGAGTTCGTAGCTGTAAAGATAAGAGGGCAATGGGGCCGCCTATGGCAGTCCATCGCCGAAGGATTCATTGGAGGACAGCAATACCGGTTCTCATGCTGGGTCAAGCGCGACGCGTCGATGGAAACCACTGAGACCAAAGCGCAATTTTCTGTGGGAAGAAACGCCGTGACAATCATATCCGCGACGCTCGACGGCGTGAAACTCGGCGCGGGCGGATCAACAGGAGTATTCAGCGGAAAGTCACTCGCTGGAATTGTAATTTCGGCAGATACTTTTCAACGTCTCGAATGTATATTCGAAGCAAGTGAAACAGTGCCCGGTGATAGTTTTCGACTCGAATTCTACACGTCGAACTATCAAACGAATACCCCTTGCGGAGTCGTTTATGGCTATTATTTGGTTAAAGGCAACAAAGCGACGGACGATTGGCGTCCGTCGCTGAACGACACTAAAAAGGCCATAGCTGCGGCTCAGGCCGCCGCCGATCAGGCTAAAGAGGACGCTGCGGCCAGCGCTCAAAAGCTCGAGGATTGGTCGTCCGACGAATTGATCTCTCCCCCCGAAAAGCCGGGCCTTGTGCAACAGAAGGCCGACATCGAATCCGAGTATGGCGAGATCGGCTCGCAAGCCGACCGCTACGGAATTAAAAGCTCGACCTACTGGACCGCTTATAATAGCGCGTACACGTTGGCTATACAAGCGCTGACGAAGTACACAGCCTCGACTCCCGAAAGCATTCCGGTCGAGGCCGACTACGACTACATCGCGGCATACTATCCCAAGCGGCAGATCATGCTCGACCAGATTGCGGCTGCGGCGCAAGCATATACAGACGGCTTACAGTTCGGTTCGGTAAATTTGATCGACGGCAGTGAGGCTATCAAGATAACGGCAAGTGCTTCGGCTACCCATGCTTATTTACGTTTCCCGCTACACGTTCGTCCGGGGGATGAGTTCGCTCTTTCGATAGGCTCTATTGAAATTCTTGCCGGAAATCCTACGGAGTTTTCATGCAACATTCTAACTTACCAAATGGACAGACCGCTGGCACACAAACAACTGACTTTGGATAATAGAACGGCTGTCTACAAAATATTGGAGAAAGAACAAGAGCAGGATGCGTGGTTTCTGATGTATGCGGGCAAAGAAACTCAAACCAACGGAGTTTCAGTCATCTATCACGAAGTCATGCTTGTCAAGGGTAACCGTCCGGCCCTAACGTGGTCTCCGTCATTGAACGATCAGAAAGCCCAGACTCAAGAAATGGTTGACGCCTCCCTCCCTGCGACGCGAAATCTGGCCCTGAAAACCGAGGGACAACTCGATTTCGATGCGTCATCTTGGGCGGGGCTATATCTCGACTTGGCCGAACAACCCGTAATCGGACAACAATATGTGCTTTCTTGGGATGACATACAATTTACGGAAACAAGCCATCCCGTTATCCGACTTTGGATAAATAGCTTTACGGGAGCCGTCAACCTGAAGGAGGTTACACAAACAGGCTCGGGATCGGTCGTCGTGACTATACCCGATACTTTGCTGACAGACCAGACCTACCGAATCCTTTTCGGGGGCAGTGACGGTGCAATGACCGGCTATGTTAAAAATCCTATGTGGTCCAAAGGCAACAAGGTCATGCCTTGGACACCGGCCATAGAGGATGCTCCGAACGAGATCCGCGAGGAGGCAAAGGCTACGGGCATTTATCTCTCCGAAAAGAAAATCGACGTAGTGGCCGACCGCTTTCGCATTACATCGACTGCCGGCCGGGAGATCATGCGGGCCGATGCCGGCGGTAACCGCGTGAGCATGGAGAACCTCGACGTACAGGCGGGAGCGACAATCGGACCGGTCAAAGTAACTGAGACGGGATTGGCCGTAAAGGCCGAAGGCGAAGAATTGCAGACTGTAATAAGCAATCGGGAGTTCGGCAGTCTGTCCGACGCTTTGGTCACCGGGAAAACTTCAATTGTCGCCCTTACCGCTCCATCTGTATCTCAACCTGGCGGGCAGTTCGACATGGGAACTTTCAGCGCGCCAGATGCGACTGTGCGGATTCTATCCGTATCAGGCCGGGTTATCATGATGAACGGCCTAAATTCGGTGAGAATTTACCTGACCAAACAAATAGGTTCCCAATGGACCGATTTGGGCATCGAGCTATTTTCTATGGCTTCTAACTCCCATTATGATGAAAATTTCACTAAATCAGTTGTCATATCATCCATCGGTAACTATAAAATTGCCTGCACTGCCGTATGCGGCGGCGTGATAACGATCTCAAATATGAGCGGGACCTTGCAGGAGCAGGTAAAAAGGATGGAGGTCAGGCCCTCTACGATATTCGGGATGCTCAATTCGACACAATACTTTCTTTTAGGGCGAGAGAAACCGTCGGCCTCGGGTTCCGAGATTTTCCGCGCTAAGATTCAGAACGAGGACGGAGGATTGGAAGTCACTTCAACCGGCGTAAACGTCGATGGAGAAACATATATAGACGGACAGACAACTATCAAAGGCAACGCATCGGTCGTGGGTAAATTTTCCGCCACAGGTGAAATCAACGCTACAGGAAATATCCAGTCCGATACGGATATCGAAGCGGTACGCGATATTTTAATAGGCCGCTATCTGAAAGGATTGGCTATCCCATCCGAAAAAATACCGAGTTCCATGACATCCGGCTCAAACTACCAGATTGCCAACTCGGCTACCTGTATCGATGCGATGAATAAAAATGCGATCAACATTACGCTTCCAAAGAATCCGAAAACAGGACAGATCGTTTTAATACGGCAATATTCGGCAGGATATACGCTCAAAGGGGGAGGCAAACAGATACATCGGGCAGGATCAACGGTCTCCGAATTCTGGAACGATGCCTACGGGTCTCTCATGTGGATACGCTTCGACGGAAGCTACTGGGCGCTCAATTATATGCCATCACTTTAAACTCATACATATGAAAACGAAAACCAAATTCATCATTAACGTATCGCTCACCTTGCTGGGCGTTATCGGGCTGATTTTCCTACCCAAGCTGACGCTTCCCATACTGCTGGGCGTTGTAGGAACAATCGCGTATCAAAAATTCGTCAAATAATCAAAAATCGAAATGTCATGAACAATCATCAACTGAACAATCTGTCCGTGTATTACTCGGGCGACGACGGAACGTACCATCTTGCCGGCCGGTACGACATCGGCAACAATGGTAAAATCACTCGGATCGACGTATCGGCCTACGTGAAACAAGGAGAGGCAAGCATCGAAGTCGGCAAGCTACTCTCGGACGACAACGGCGCAAACTACATATTTACGCCGGATGCGAAAAGCGAAGGACTGACCGATGCGGTTTTCGCAGCTCTGCAAGCTGCGGAAGCAGAAATAGCAGGGAAGGTCGAACAAGTCATGCTGCTACTCAAAGACCATCTGTCATACACTCAGAGTGAATAGTCACGCAGACTCTCACTGTGGGAAACCAGTTCATACCAAAATTGAAAGACAAATGATGAATTGAACGTCATGGAAAAGATCAGCGAGATACTGACCATCGTCAACACCGCCTTGTTGCCGATCCTCGGATTTTTCCTGTTCTACAATTCCCGCCGCCGGGAGGCTCGGGCAAAAGCCGAGCGCGAGGAGATACACAACGTCTCCTCCATCTCGGATGAGTGGCAGGAGCTGTACAAAAAGGCCGAAGACAAGCTAAAGGCCAAAGATGCCAAGATCGACCAGCTTTACGCGGAGAAGGAATCTGATCGTCAGCGAATCCGCGAGCTCAATGAGCAGCACAATGCTCTGAAAATGGAGCATCAGGCGGCCAAATTCAAAGAGTGTACGGTCAGAGGCTGCGAGAAACGGCAGCCGCCCAGTAATTACTAAATCGATTGCACGATGAAATACTTTACGAACACGGCCGAAAACGTGCAGGCAAATCTGGTCCTGCTGACAAACGCTCTGAAAACCGCCGATATTCTGAAATAGCTATGCTTATATCTCTCAAGCGAATCTATTTCGCGCCCACCTATACCATCGGGCGGTTAAGCATCCCGTCGGCATCCTTCGAGTGCGATACGCTGGAAGATACCGACAGGGATGCCAACGCCAATGGCGTATTCGACGGTCAGGAAGTTAAGATATACGGCAAGACGGCTATTCCTTACGGTCGCTATCGGATCGCTATGACACAGTCGCCCAAGTTCTCGCCTCGCTACGGAGACCGCAATGTCCCCCTGCTGCTGGATGTGCCTCACTTTTCAGGAATACTTATCCATTCGGGGAACACGCCGGCCGACACGGAGGGCTGTATCTTGGTCGGAGAGAACAAGGTAAAAGGACAGGTCATCAACTCCCGGGCTACCCTGTTCCGCCTGCTCGACATTCTCGACGAGGCCGACTCCCGGGGCGAAGATATTTACATCACGATTCGGAAATGAAAATCATCTACAACTCCCTGATCCCGTTTCGCGGATATAAGGCTATGATGCTGTTCGGGGTCATATTCGCGCGCAAAAAGTTCAAGCCCCTGAGCGCCGTTACCGTCAATCACGAATCGATCCATGCGGCCCAAGCCAAAGACTGTCATGGATATTTCCTGTATTACTGCCGATATATCTGGCAATGGATATGCCACGGCTACAAGGGGAATCCTTTCGAAATAGAGGCCAAAACCCATGAACGGGATTTGAACTACCTCTACAACCGAAAGCCCGAGGCGTGGCGCGACATGATGTAGACATTCGCAGCGGTTCTTTGACATATTGGAATTACCGATCTGAGCAATGTGTAAATTTTACACATTGCAATTGCCGAGAACCGGGGGGATCATTGTGCCCCCCGGTTCATAATATCTTGTGTACTCCACCAACAAATGCCTGGAAATTATAAGTTTGAGTTATACTCCTCCTGATTCCATAAATATATAAAAACAGGGCGTGAGATAAAATTTCCTATGTTTGTATCGACATATGAATGGCGTTAGCTATTGTTTTGGGTAAAGAAAACGACCAATTTTATTTAGCCCCAAGAAACAATAAGTTAATGCCTGCGGTCTACGTGGGCTTTACTTATTTGGGGCAAGGTGCTTGGTCGTACCTCTTTACCGATAGGTTGAGCCCACGTACTTTATATGTCAAAAGCCCAACTCTCACCCCCTAAAGAACATTCAACGTATGAAAAAGCTGTTGTATTTTTTTCTTCTTTTCTTTTTTGTCTTCTGTTCAGAAGCCCCTAAGGAACAGCAAATTGTTATGGAATACCTAAAATACAATCCCGACAATATCCGTCGGTACAAGCCTCTCGAATGGGGGAAGTTGGATACAATTTATTCATCCGCAGTGGACGACGATCTTCTTTATATTGGTTATATAACCGAGATTATGAAGGCTAACGTGTGGAAGCAGAAACTTGAAGAAGAAATATTAAACTTGGGAACGAATGTATCTTACGCCATGCAACTCCAAAATGAGTTAGACCGCGTTTGTAAAATAGAGAAAGCATATAAAGACAAAGCGGACAGTATTTACAATAATTACGTCCCTCACCTCACCGGTTACTCGATCCGCCACAAGTACAGGGCCAAGAAGAACACGGACAATGTGGTGGTTTATGACGAGGTATTTGTTTTGGATTCCACTTTGACGAAGGTGGTGGAGGTGAAGAAGTTGTGATTTGATGTAGAACTTATCGGACGGAAATTTGAGAACGTCGTTGCACTATTTTTGCGGTAAATTTGCAATTAGGAAGTGAGTTTTCCATATTTGCATTATATTTATTCTGTGCAACCTACATAAACAATCTTATGCGAGAGTCGGATATACGCAGATTGAAGGCAGTCTTGCTTTACATTTTGAGCCATATGCCGAAGAATAGCCGAGATGTATATCATATCGTTAAAACGGCTTTTTTCGCGCAAAAGAATCATCTTGTGAAGTATGGCATACCCATGTTTAACGACAGTATTGTTGCATTGCAGTTTGGGCCGGTTCCGTCGCTGGTGTACAATATTCTGAAAGTAGCGCGTGGGGACAGTTCTCCATATAAATTTTGCGATGATCGTGTACTTGGACGAGTTTCGGCCGTAATCGAATGCCAAGACGAGAATTTCTCCGCTTTGGAAGCGCCAGATATGAATTGCCTGTCAAAATCGAATGTCGAATGTTTAGATGCAGCTATCAGTGAAGTATCTAAAATGGACTTCGATACTCTTATGGAAAAGACGCACGGCGGGGAATGGGCACGAGCATACAATAATGAAGTATCCCATAGAATGGACGAACTCAATATTGCTCGTGAGAATGGAGCATCAAAGGAGATAATGGAGTATCTATCATACTCAATAGGGTTGGATGAAATGATAGACGGCAAATGCAATTAAAAGAAATAGAAGCATTAAAAAATGCCGCCATACGGGTAGGAAGTGTATTCAAAATGGTCTTTTACCCTAAAGATGGGATTACACCGAAAGGGGAAAGTGCCGTTGATCGTACAAAATATTTTGTCATTGCAGGTATTGATTCCGAAGGTAATTATATAGGTGCAGCGATTATTAATACCGATATTAATATGAATTTTGCACATGAAATTGCCCCCTATCAACATTGCATATATCCTGATAAATATGCTTTTTTAAACGGAAAATATCGATATGTCGATTGCTATAAGTTGCGGGAGATAGAAAAGCAGCGAATAGCTAATAAAGCTGAGTATATAGACTGTTTAGACGTTGACGACATCGATAAAATACGAATGTTGCTAAAATCTTCTCCGACGACTGACCCATGCACTATTGAGCAATATAATCTATAGTGTTGGTTGTGATTTGATGTAGAAAGCGGTAATTCCAATATTCGGAGTTACCGCCTTTTTTATGCCCGGGCGGATAGGTTCGAGCATTTTTATTTTACTGAAACATGAAAAACGTTGTTATAGCTTTAGCACTGATCTCGGTTGCATTTCTGCTGGGGCGACGAAGTGTGAAGCCGGAGATCGTCGAGATTCACCGGACGGACACGGTGGTCGTGCGCGACACGGTCCGGGAAACTGTCCTCGTTCCCAAAGTCCGCTACCTGACCCGTGTCGATACGGTACTTTTGCTTGTTCCGGGCGATACGGTCAAGGTTCCGGTGTTGGTTCCGATTTCCCGGAAAGTATACGAAGGCGAGGATTACCGAGCCGTCGTGTCCGGCTTCCGCGCGTCGCTCGATACGCTCGATATTTTCCGAAAAACGCAGACCGTAACGAACACGGTCGTCCAGCGGGTCGAGGTTCCCGGCAAGCCCAAGCGTTGGGGAATCGGTGTGAGCGCCGGGTATGCTCTCACGCCTCAGGGTATGAAACCGTATATTGGAGCTGGAGTTCAATACAATTTTCTGTCTTGGTAAATTTGCTCGGCATCACTTTTTTGCAAAAATTGGCAAATAGTTGGCAAAAATTTTCTTCTATTTTTATAATTTATTGTTTTTCAATTAATTATAATGATAGATTTAAAGTTTCCTAAACTTTAAATCCCAGTTCGAGTCTGGGTAGAACCACTACACGAATTCCTGACAAAAGCTCATTGTCAGGAATTTACTTTTCCACGAAATAACAGAGCGACGTCCTTTAGGGCGTTCATATCGCCGCGCAATCCAATCCAATCGTTGTATTTCCTCTTTCGGCATACGGCTTCAAATCCTGCAACGGCGGGAACACATACCGACACCTACGCCGATTCTCCGTCGCTACGGCCCATCGGAAATAGAATTGCGCCGGCCCCTCGTCACCGTTTACGTGTAACGATAAAGGCCGGCGTATCGGAAGACGGGGGTAGCCGGACACGACGGCCGGCAATCCTCGCTCATACACCTTTCGGGAAAATCGGAATCGGCATCAATACTTCAACCGCAACGCCGGAACGAAACCGCACCGCACGGAGCCCGCGCAGGAACCACTGAAATGCCGAAAATCGAACGCTCCAAGGCGCCTCTTCTCCTTGAAGTCCGGGACGAGGAAACGAATGAAACCCGGAACAAAAACCGTCGAACGAGAAGAAACGTCCCGCACCGCATGGACTCGAAAGACGGTCATACCGAACCGGCCGTACTCCCTCTCCTTCTTTCTTAACGCCAGTAGCTTTCCGACTCCGGCGGCATCCTGCCAAAAGACACGATTACGCTTTCGGATAAGCCGGTGGGGAATCCCGCATGACCGGGCCTGTCGGCAGGATACTTCCTAAAACTCGAAACGCAGCGAATCGGCCGGCTCTCGAATCTCTCCCTGCCAGTCGAAATAGCCCTTATAGGTAGGATCGTTGGGAAAATCGACCGTCAGAATGCGAGAAAGCGTGTCGGCTGCCGCAACAGTCAGGTACTTGCCCGTATATTTCTGCTGGCAGGGCCAGCGGTCGTGATAGTCGCCGAAAAGGGCCACGACGTAGTATTTCCCCGGCTCGACACGGATCGAATGATGGCTGCGGTACGGGTCCCACGTATCGGGATGCCTGTAATCGGGCATGACCAACACATACTTGTTTCCCTCTACAGCCTCATTACGGTCCACGACCAACGGCACGACCGATGTTCCGTCGGTCAGCGGAAATTCATTGTCGCGCAGCAACATGCGCAGAACGGTCAGATTCGCGTTACGGTAATCTTCTTCCGTCCCGGACGGGATATCGATCCGCTCCTCGACGAATTGCTGCCCGTCGGAAGCATCGAAGAAATAGAAATGAGCCGATGTTTTTTTGGCATTCCGTCCCGCCTCGTCCAGCATATAGGCGTAAAGCTTGACTTCGAGCCGGCCGTCGTTCTGTGGCTCGTCCTTCGAACAGGAGAGCAACGATAAAGCGATCGGAATGGCCAGCCATACGATTTTTTTCAT